AACCCTTCGCCAAGGGCTGGTGTGTACGGGGGTCGATGGAGTGGATGTCAAAATGACCATCCAGTTCAACCCGGCCCAGCACAGGAGAGTTTTCCCCTACCCGCGGGAAGTAGCCTCGCAGCACTTCCAGCAGAAAGGCGTCGATTGAATCAACAACCTTGGAGTAACCGAAACCGCGCAATTGGTTCCGGAAACTAACCCAGGAGATTATTTCCTGTACGTCCTTTAGTGATGAGGGAGGGACTTCTCGGAGCTTTACGATGGAAACGTCGTAGCCCTTAAAGTATTCCTTCCCACAAGACTCTCTGAAGTTTCCAACCCAGAAAGACTTGTGAGTATTAACCTTAAAGCCGAAGGCTTCGAGGTATTTCATCACTAGTTGCGCGTGTTCCGCGGGGACAATCATGTCATCCCCGTAGATTCGCACCTTTCCTGAGTAGGACATCACGTCCTTCTCAGTGAACTTGCGGCCAGCCGCCTCTTCCAAAGCGATGAAGACGATAGTCGTGAAGACCATCGCCTCCATCGGAAAGGTGAGTGCGGAACCCATAGACGCGAACTTGGTCAGGTGCTTAACACCAAAACCAGGCACATCAGCGCGCAAAGAGCGACACGCGGCCACACCCTCTTTAAGATGGGTGTAACCATGTAGTAGCTCTTCAACGAGCAAATTTGAGACTCGATCACTAGCTTCGCTGAGATCCAGAGAAGCCAGAGAACCATCAAGAGATCCCTTTCGTGCCAACCTCTGATTAGGAGTTTGGTCGGTAAAACCGACGAAGAGTTTAGAGACTTTGTCAGTCTCCAGCTCTCGTACGAGGGCCTCTGCCACGGCCTGTTGTGCGTACTGCATGCACGTAGGCTCAATAGCAATGATGCGAGGAGTCTTAAGCGTCTTAGGGACTGAGATGACCCTAACGGGCACCTCATTCTCAGGTGACGAAAACTTGACACGCTCGAGATTTATCCAATATCTCGAGTTCGGCAGGAGGAAGTCCACACTGTGGAATCCCCCAGAATCGAGTCGTCGGTGCCATACTTGTAGGTCGTACTTCCGGTTTCCCGACAGTCGATCTGCAGTGGCACCTGGACCGTGCTTTGGGACGAGTTCGCCCTTGGCGTGAAGATCATCCACGCTAGAGAAAACCCGACCAAAGAGAAGA